GGTAAAGGTAAAACAACGAAAACTACTACGGTTGGTAATAAGGTAGAGAAGATAATATGTATTCTTAAAAGAGCAGAGCAGCAAGGAATGATTGATATTCACGAATCTAACCTTGATAAATATAAGAAGCCTAGAAGTAAAGAAGGTGATAGCAATGATATATTTCTTACAGAGGAAGAGATAAGTAAGATATATGCTTTGGAACTCTCTGGTAAAGAAGAACAGGTGAGAGATTTGTTTGTTTTGCAATGTTGGATAGGTCAGCGTTTTACAGATACACAGTCAATAAATGAGGGAATAATGAAGGATAATGGAAATATAATTGAGATTATCCAAGAAAAGACAAAACATAAGGTATCTGTACCATTATTGCCAATAGCTAAAGAGATACTAGCCAAGTACGAAAACCAATTTCCTATATTTACCAATCAGACGGCTTTAAATTATTTGACAAAGATTGGAGAAAAGGCTGGTATAACAAGACTGCATACCATAGTGGAACACCGAGGTGATGAAGTAACTAAGAAGCAAGTTCCTGTTTATAAACTGATAAAGACCCATACTGCAAGACGTTCATTTATTTGTAATATGTTGTTACGTGGATTTGACGCTCATCTTATAATGAAAATTACAGGACATAATGATGTTGAGTCTTTTCAAAAATATGTTAAGTTAACATCTAATGATGCAGCGAATGTCATTCTTGAAAATGAAGCTAATCAAATAAAGTCATCAAAGAAAACACCAATAACGAAAGAAATCCCGATAGCTAATGATGTGCCAACTGATATAGAAGGTATTTTAAATTATGTATTTGCTTTAGATAAAGTAAATGAGTTATTTCCGCTATTAATGAAAGGAATAGATATATATGGATTAGATGATGAAATAAACGAGCTTATGTCTATTATTAAGGATAGAAAAAGACTTCCAAAAGTTTTGGAAAGAGCTAAAGAGTTATTTTGTGATGATACAATAAAAGAGGTTGCCATTAATAAACTGTTATGTGCACGTCCAATGTTAGAACAAATAGGAAAGCTCAAGAATGATGTTACAGCATATCAAATGTTTATTAATAACTTATCGGAATTAGGGATATTGGAATTGAATATTCCTAAGAGTGCGGATGTGAAGGATTACTACAATGAATTACCTAATATGGTAGATGTGCTTGATAAAATAGAATTGTAAGATAAGAGCGAAATGGTAATATTAAAATAGAGTTCGTCTAATTGCTAAGTGAACTTTTTTCACTATATGAATACTTCTAGTCGATTTTTTCAGTTTGTGGTACTAGTATTAGGTCACTCCCTAAAAACTTAGTACCTTTGTATTAATATATTACAAATAGTATATAAGATAGCACAGACACAAAAGATACACTATTTTATCACCATTTTTATTATAAAACAGTACCATGCAAACATTCACCTATGAAGAAATCAGAGAAAAAGCACTAAAACAAGGAGTTATAGATAATAGGCTTAGAGTTGGCTTATGGGCTAGCTCAAATGGCTATATTAAAAGCAAAAGGAAGATACAGGGAAAAGTTATCACGGTCTATTCGATACCCCAAATGCAATTTAACTAAGATTTATATGAAGTGTCAGATTCTCGTTTTTCAAAGTGTCAGATACTCAAGGATAATATACTAATACAAAATATACTAATATCCATAGGGGTACACCCCGTTTTTCGTATTTTATATATGATACTACACAAACCAACAGGAATAATTTTTAAGAATAGAAAAGAAGCTAAGATATTTTTTGGTACTTCACGATACAGGAAGATAGAAAAAGAAAAACAGGAGATTGTTTTGATTGATAACCACGACTTCATAGCTACTGATGAAATATATAACGGTAAACAAAGACCTGATACGTATTCCTCAAAGTAAAAGTGCCAATATGGAAGCATTACTACTTTATTATATACGGACTAAATGCAATAAAGAATGTGCTTCCGCTATTGGCGAGAAAAAGATGCAAGAAGAACTAAATTTATCTGAAAGTACAGTTGAGGGCTATATTGGCAAATTGAAAGAATATAAATCAATATTATCCATAAAAACTTTGAATCCCAATAATGAAGAGGATAAAAAAGAAATTGATAAAGCTCTTGGTGTACCTTATGAGGGAGATAAACGGAAAAAGAATTTATACTATTTCCATGAACCACAAAGATTCTACTTTTTAAATCCACAGTTTATATACAGGACAGATATTGAGAACGAGATAAAAGGCTTTTTAATTCGTCTTGCTTGTTTATGTGACATAGGCACTACTAAGATTTATACTCCTAATTGCAGAAAGGAGAAAGCAAATATAAAGTCCATAGCAGAAGAGTTAAAGATGTGCTGGGAGAAAGTTAAAAGCTTATTGAGTAGGTGTGAGAATTTAGGATTAATAAGAGCTATACCACGTGGGTATATCATTTTAGAAGATTCCTTTTTACTTAATCTCAATGGTACATTAGAAGATAGGGTATATAATAGTATATATAAGTATTGTTTAGAAAAAGAAGTAGTACCACCGAATAGATATGAATTTAGTAGCAAAGGTAATCCAATGGAATGTGACGGGCTTCTAATGTGTGCTCCTTATATATTTGATTGGTGGAATATATATAATGCAAAAGCAGTAAGGTTTAAGGAATATTCCCCTTTAATGTTTGAAGTTTATATAAATGATATTCTTTTACCAATGAAATTTCCAACACTTCCAGAAGAACCACATTGGGAGTATTTTAAAAAAGCATTTTTAAACATAAGTACAAAGACAAGAAATCCACAGATAATAGAGATGTGTATAAACAATGAAAGTGAATATCCGTTTATAGCAGCTAGAAGTCTTTATCCCGAAAAATTACAAAAATCAGTAGTTTGGGATTGTGACGATTGAACATAGTTTATTAGAAAACTCGATGAATGAAGTATAGGAAAAGATGCTTACTAAGGTCAAATAAGCTCATTATAGAGACTTTGACGAATAAAGTAGTCTACTGCCCAATTAAAAACAAAAATAGCCGCAAGCGAGTACACTTACAAATGTGCTCAATTGCGGCTTTTTTTGTGGAACTTCTAAATTCATGTCTAATACAAGGAATATAGCAGTTCGCAATTTTAAATATGGGAGTTAATTTTCCCAATGGAAGTGTGGGAAAATGCAAATATGACCTGTTTGATTTACATATAATTCAAGGAGTTGAACCATTGACAAACAGGTAGTTCTTGATTTTTAAGAATACCCAAAGTTACTCATAATAAACAAGGTAAAAAAATAAACAACACTCAATTTCTGATATTACTACTTAGCATATCTTTATATGACAGTATAATACTCTCCTTTCTATTATAGTGCATAGTAATACATAGGCACGCAATAAAGTATAGGTACTTTATATATAATACCCCCTACCTATAAAAATAGGAGCTTAAATATATATCAGCTTATTTCTCCTATGATTTACTGAATTGAAAGTTACATGAGCGCATGAACAGTAGTTCTAACGTCCCCCTAGGGTAGTTGGATAGAAAACGAAATATATTTCAATCCACGTAATCAATTTATAAATCATTTAAAATTTTATTCGTTATGAGAAATCTACAAATTATTGGCAATGTGCCACAGGTAAGAAGAGAAAACAACTTTGGTGAGTATGCAGAAGAAGCGGTAATAATCGAAGAACAACCCAAAGTTAAAAAAGAAAATCCTCATTTCTTGGAAGCTAATACACTAGAGGTAACAATGCAACATTTGAAAGAAGATTGTATTACACCCGTATTCGCCAAAGATAATGAGCTTACAATTCCTCACCCTGCATTTATTGATACTGTTTATGACGCTGCAAATACATTTTTCAGTGGTGAAAGTATTGACAAGCCCGATATTCGTGTAAGTCATATTATTAAAGGGAGAGTGCCCGAAGCAATACACAAACCTGCAAATCAACTTCTTGAAAGTGATAAGACTATCTACTACGAAAGATGTGCTTTTATTATTCAGATTCCTACGATTTACGAAACGGTGAACGGGAATAAGTTAATATTAACTATTGGTGGTGTTCGTGCTTATAATCACACTAATCTTTATTCAAAGAAAGGAGCAGAACGCTTTAAAGTGTTTATTGGCTTTATTTGTAAAGTATGCACAAACTTGTGTGTGTCAACAGACGGTTTTCTTAGCTGTTTGGAAGTAACTAATACCAAAGATTTATATCAAGCAGTATTGGAAATGTTTCAGAGTTATCAACCTGCAAAACATCTACACTTAATGCAAACACTTGGTAATTCATACCTTACAGAACATCAATTTTGCCAACTATTAGGCAGAATGAAACTTTATCAATCATTGCCACAAGGTTATCAGAAAGATATTCCACGTATGTTATTTACTGATACACAGATTAACAATGTGGCTAGGGCTTATATCAATGATGAGAACTTTGGTAGCTTGGGAAGTGACTTATCTATGTGGGAATTTTTTAATTTGTTAACTGGAGCGTGTAAAAATAGTTATATCGACACTTTTTTGGATAGAGCGGTAAATGCAACCGAAATAGCAACGGGAATAAATGCCGCTTTGCATGGAGACAGTAAATATAAGTGGTTTATTGATTGATTAAACAGGGGAATATTCAGAAATGGGTATTCTCCTATTTTATTAATTGTATTGCAATGGATAAAAAGAAAGAAACTATGGTTAGAAAGATTGAATATCTGAAAGAAACAATTTGCCACTGTGAGAATAATCTCCAATATATAAAGAGGTTGCAAGCATTGAAATATTGGTTGCTGAAATTAGATGTCTTATTGGATAATTCTAATGATGAGATTTATAGAAAGTATTTCTATTCAGATAAGGGACATTCTTTCTTTGATAGAATCTGTTTATCAATAACAGATTATCAATATGGAAATAAACCGTTCAATTATTAATCTATTTAAAATAAAGAATCATGTTTTATTATAAGATACTCGTTTGGCTCTTTTGGGTGGTATTGTCTTTTATAACAGGTTGTGTTCCGTTAATCTTGCTTATTCTTTTAGTTGGCTTATGGGATATTGAAGAAGCGAATAAACCTCGTTAGTGTTCAAAATAGAAATGTGTTCAAATAAATCTGCAAAGTTGCTTTGAACACATTCTTTCATGTTATCAATTTAATCAAAGAATAAAATGAAAACAGCCGTAATATATGCTCGTGTTTCTTCAAGTAATGACAGACAGGATACGAGCAGACAAATAGAGGATTTAAAGAAATATGCTATCTCACAGGATATAGAAATAGTAAACATATTCCAGGAGCATATTTCAGGTGCAAAGAAAATAGAGGAAAGACAGATTTTAGGGGAATGTCTGGAATACTGTAAACGTGAATCTGTGAATATCCTACTTTTGTCTGAATTGTCAAGACTAGGAAGGAGTACATTGCAGGTTCTTCGCTCTTTGGATATATTGCATGAATCGAAAGTATCGGTTTACATACAGAACTTGGGCTTATATACTTTGCAACCAAATGGGGAAGTTAACCCAATAGCGTCTATCATGGTGACAGTACTTGCAGAAATGGCAAATATTGAAAGAAGCAATATCCAATACCGTTTGAATAGTGGTAGGGCAAATTATATTGCCAAAGGTGGTAAACTTGGCAGAAAGACAGGTTCAACCAAAACGGATGATAAGAAAAAAGAGGAATATAAAGAAGTCATTGCTTTACTAAGAAAAGGCTATTCAATCAGAAATATAGCTAAGCTACAAAGTATTGGTATTTCCACCGTTCAACGGATAAAAAATCAGTTTATAAAGCCATAAGCATAAAATATCGGTGGGGTGGAAAAATTCAGAGATTTAGTTTTTATATGGGTAGTCTTGAATTTTTCCACTACCATAAATTTATAAAGCAGAAATAGCCCTCAACTTTTAATAAACAATAGTTCTTGCTATTACAAACGCTTTTCGTAACTTTGTGGCAATTTCAGATACCTAATGTGTTAGGGCTGAAAGGACATATTACGAAAGGTGTTATTGAAATTATCTTCCATTCTCAAATCTCGCAAATTTGAACAAAGGTACGAAGATGATAGCAATAGCACCACACCATTTGATATATACCTACCTTATATCTTTAAGGCTTTAGATATTGTCAATATTGGTGTGGGCTATTGTTTTATCCGTACCAAAGGCAATGCGAGAGCCAGAGAATGAGATAAGACAATACGTTCCACACCTTTTTTATTGTATAACAGTATCTAAAGGGAACAAGATACCTAAAGTGAAATAACTACGAATCAGACATTAAGAAACAACTTTTGCTACTATCTTTCAAGTAGCCAACTCAATTTTTGAGCAACTTATACTACAAATTAATTTATTAATCAAAAAAAAGAAATAATGGCATATACTGTAAGAGATTTATCAAATGCTCAAAGGTTTGAGTATAAAGGATATGAAGTTTTTATGTATTGTGTTGAGGATAGTTTTTGGAGTGGAGAAAGAACTTATAAAGTTGATATAAGTATTAGTAACCATGTTTATTATAGAATAGCAGAAGATATACAGATAGCTCGTTATCAACAGCAGAGACAAAGTTATTTTCCAATGACTTATAATAATGGGTACAATGGAACTTATGACATAATGAAGAAACTAAAAGAACGCATATTGTTTAGTTCCTCTTTTAATGTTATTGTAAAACGTAAATTTACTATACTGAAAGATAATGAGCCTTATGTTAGAGATGCAATGGGACAAATAAAATCTATCATTGATAGTAAGTTTGGTAATGTGAATGATAAATTTAAAAATATTCAAAATATTATTTGACATGACAAGGATTGGTTGGATTATTGTAGGAATACTTGTTTATTTCCTGTTGGGTTGGATTTTAAAGGATATAGTTTTTTCTATTATCACAATCGAAGGTGATACTACAATGGGAGATATTTTGAAGTATGAGCAAATTGTTTACTCTGCCTTAACAGCTATTTATATCATTATAATGAATATTGTGCAAGGAGATGATAATGGAGACTCATCATCTCCTATTATGTTAGTTATTGCTACCTATTTAGGAGCAAGGTTTCTCCCTCTTTCAATGGGAAGCGTTATATTGTACAGTGTATTAAACATTGTGGCTATAATTTGGGGAGCTTGCGAGTTGAAAAAAGGCTAAATAAAAAGAAGGCTAATGGAAGAGTTTTTAATGATAATATTAGCAGGAGCAGTAGGTGGTTTTATCTTTTCACTCATAGTTAAATCTGAAAACAAAAGAAAACATAACTGATAAAATAAAGATTTATGGGAGCAGTAATAGGAATTATAATTTATGCGATAATAGCATATATTACCTGTCCACGTAAAGAAAATGGGAGTTTTGAGGAAGGAGCAATAGCATTGTATATCATCGTTCCTGTTGTGGTTTTGGCGATTTATCTTATATGTAATAATTGGTTATTTTATAAGAGAATAGTATTATTCATGAAGAATATATATGCGATTTACATATTACTATTAATGCTATTACTATCTTGTACTAGTAAAAAGGATAGTAATATACAGGCTACTATTGACAGTTTATTTATATATGACAATCATCCTACTTTGGAAATATCAGAAGCTAAATATTTGCAATGGGTAGATTCGGTATTAGGAGTAAAAGGTGTGAAACTGATTGATTATAGAAATGGGATATACCAATATGATGATACAAGGTTTTATTGGAATAGAACTTTTGATTATTTCTTAGTATATCCCTCTAGCTTTACGCATGGAGAAGAATCAGATTTAAGTAATGGCAATCATATCGTAAATGAAGATAGTACAATCTGTTTGAATGTGTATGCTACTTACTTCGATGTTTTTAAAGATGATTATTCGCTTCATGAATGGTTTGATATAATGATTGATACAGAAGTAGAACAAGGTAATAGAATTGTCAAGAAAGATATTACAGACCATAGTTATACTATTGAAGGCAATACTAAGAGTGGTAGATGTTTTTACAGTAAAGCTACTTGTAAAAAAACTTATGAACGTGAGATTATTGTAACAGTGAAATTGAAGTATGCAGATTCAAGAAGAAAAGAGGTAGAGAAACTTTTACCAAATATATTCAAATATGTCTCAACAAATGAGTTATAAAAAACAATGGTGTTACGAATTGAAGATATATCTTTCATTGGTGTATATGTAAATGATAGCTTTAGAGACTTTAAAGATATAAATGATTATGCCAATTATCATGTATCATTACTAAACAATAAAAGATATCAAGCTTTTAGTGGTGGAGATTTTATTGATAGAGTAGTTAAAGGTGGATATGCTACTGACCCCAATTATAAGAAAGCATTATCTAATGTATATAATCAGATAGCTAAAGCCCAAGAAGGAATGAAGATTCCTAAATTAAAGGGTGCAGGAGAACTTAGAAATAGAATATTAAGACAGTTCAATAGAGAAAAAGCTGCCAACAGAAATGAAGAACAATTAATTGGCTTCGATTGGAGTAGATATAAATCTAATAAACCTAAGCCAGAAACTACACCTACTCAAAGTGAACAGTTAGAGAATGGCGGTGTTATTAAAGCACAAGACGGAATAGTAACTCAAGCTATTAATAAAGTTAAGAGTTTTCTTCCTAAAGAAGAACCTAAAGAACCTATTAATGTCGTAGATGTTGCTAAAGAATATGCTCCTAGTGCTGTCGCTTCCATGCTTCTTGGTAATATAAATCCATTTGTTAGTAAACTTTTAGAAGGAAAGAAACCTTCCCTTGATTATTCTCATAAATTCGGGAGTACAGGGAATAAGTTTGAAGAATTTGCAAGTGTAATGACCCCTATTTTTAAAGAAGCATTGGAAGAAAATGGATTGCCCACTACTAATCTTAATAACTTAGTAAGGCAAGCAGCATTGGAAAGTAATTATGGATTAGACCCTAGGGGAGAAAGAGGGTTTAACTTAAGTGGAATTAAACATCCAGGTGATTCGATAGCTCCCAAATATAAGAAGAGCAGATACAAAGACGGATTTGATTATATAGACTTTGATAATCTAAAAGACTATGCTAATTATAAAGTAAAAGTATTGAATGATAGATATAAAGCTTTAGATGCTAAAGATACTAATGACTTCATAGATAGATTGCATGGAAATAATTCTGGAAAGTATAATTATAGTGCAGATAAAGATTCTTACAGAAGAAATTTGAATGGAACTTTATCACTTAATAAGTACTTAAAGAGAGGTGGTATTATTAAATATCAAAATCCTTCTAGTGGGATTCAGAGGAGAGATGCTATCAAAGATTATAGACCTCAAATTCAAGAGCCTATAAAGCAACAATATACTCCAACTTATTCTGAAATAAGTCAAGATAATAGAAGTGAATGGGAGAAAGAAGTATCTAGGCAAATCAAAGCTGATAAAGCTAAGAATGATAAACTTTATGGTAATCAGCATACTTGGAACTGGTCTGCACCATTTACCAATACTAGAATTACTAAAGATAATGCTAGTACCATGTTTGACTTTAATAAGTCAGCAGCAATGAGTACCTTTGCAACTGGAATAGGTGTTGCTAATCCTGTTGCTACTGCAACATCTATGGCAGGTTCACTAGTTGGAGCTGGCATCGGTAATAAAATAGCAGGGAATAAAGGAGCTTTGATAGGTGGCTTTGTTGGTGGAATGGTTAATCCCAATATTAGATTTGGAAAGAGCAGTTCTACAAGACATCAAAAATATGGTAGTCTCAACGACATCAATATACATAGTAAGATGAATTTCGATAATTATAATCAGATTATGAATAAGATAAAAGAAGAAGAGAACTTATATCGACTCTACTTACAAAATAAGACTGTGGCTGATAGAATTAATAAGGTAGCTCCGTCTTACAGAGACGCAGTAGATGAATTTACTAAGAGTGGAATAAAGACTAAACTAGGTCAGCCTGACAAAAATTTTAATGCAGTTAATAAAGTTGCAGATGATGTTGAGCCGTCTTTAGGTGGAGTTCCATTTAAGCACCAGGAGAATGTTTATAACTTAAAACCTGGAGAAACAATAATAGATTTAGAGCCTGTTGCTCACGAAAATAGTCATGGTATAGATAGAGCCATGAGTTCTCTTATGAGTACTGATTATTTAAAAACACTATTAAATCCGAATGATAAACTTCCGTTTCATAAGTGGATTCAGAGAGCAACAGACAATAAGTCGATAGTTGACTATGTAAAGCAAATTAGAGGATTAGATATGAATAATCCCGCTGATTATCCACAGATAGAAAAGCAAATTTATAATTATTTCTCTAAGCCTACAGAAATTAAGGCTTATTTTAGTAGGATTCCATTTGAGAAATATAAGAAGTCTGTAGATAGAAGTTTTGACGGAAAAATAATTAACAATCCTGTATCAGAGGATATATTTCAAATTACTGATGCCGATATACTAAATGATGTCAGATTACAGCTTATAGCTTCTATCTATGGACGAAATAAGGCGGCGTCTTATGAAGCATTGAAGAGCAATCTTACTAATAAAATATGGGGAATATCTGCGTTAGGTATTCCTACAATTAATACTTTGATTAATGGCTATGAATGAAACAAATAAATGGATTAGAGTGCAAAAGCATCCTATATTAAAATGTGGGGCAATAACTATAGAGAATAAGCAGGTTAATGTTATGGCACTGTTTAGGAACGGGAACGGTACTATAATGGTGTGTTACGATAAGGAAAGCGAATATGCTTTTAGAAGAGAGAATGATAGGTCTGATTGGGAGCCTATTGAGTATATTCCGAGAGAAATATTGAATGAATTAGGTGGGGGACCAATAATAGATGACTTTCCGAGAATATAAGAAATGAACCAATAAGACTAAAAGATTGGTATAATGAGTTGTAATATATTTTAACATTATCTATTTTGTTAAGTAACTGATTTTTAGTAACTTTGTAGAAATAAAAGTAATCCAGTTCCCGCTAGAACCGTGAATAACTAATTAATCTCGTGGACTATTAATTATCTCATAATGTTTGCGAGGGGCTATGTTTATGATTATCTATGCAAAGATATGATTATTTTCTAAGATTAATAAAAAAAGGTGGTATTGCAGTACCACCTTTACTGTTACATCTACTTGATTGAAATAATCTTGTAACTAAAACCAACTAAATTTACCTACGAGGTAATCTTCTTCGATGTTCTCTCACGAACTCGACTTTGCCAAATCTTGTACGTTTGTATGCGTGTACAAGAACAGGCTTCTTCAAAATTGTTTGTAACGTATATTCCATTACTTTCCATTTAGAAGTTAATAACTAATTAATCTAGTAGATACTTGTTCAGTTATTACTTGATAGGAAGGTGGAGATATACGTTACAAATATATAAAAAGATAAAAACAACAAATAGAATTTA